TAGATTTCCATCGTTGCGTCAATGTCTGTTCTAACGATGACTTCAGGTGCTGGATCAATACCAGAACCATCGAGTTGACAGCCGTCAGTGTTTGAACGCTCGTATCGGCTCATACGTGTAGTCTTGCCGATATGCGCATCTGCGTAGTGTAGATCCGCGCCGAAGCTATGGATCAAGTTGAACATTGGAGTAGAAAGAAGGTCTTCCGAGAATTGCAAAGGCAACTCTGGAGCCATATTGTTAATATTGGTTATACCAGTCATGGGGCCTCAATAATGTAAGTATGTTTTTTGGACTGTGGCGAAGCAGTCTAAACAGCCTTACACTGGTGAGGTGTCGGTACAACCAGAAGGGAGGATTAGCGAAATCCAATTTCAGCTAATCCCTAAGTTATCAACAAAACAATTTAATTTAAAACTATTTTCCGCCTTTGATTATTCTTTGCATCCTTGCCCAATTGTCCGCTCTCCTTTGATCGTCAACGATTAGCGGCGGTACATCCTTAGATTGATTAACTACCGCGGATGACATGGATTGAGGCTTCATTGCGTTTCTTTCAATTTTTTTATTGATATCTTTTGAGTCCACATTGGGAACAAACCGCTTCACCGCCCGGTAGATTGCCGACCACTTGTCGAAATTATCCGGCATATTGCGATAAGGAAGGGTGATTTCAGGATAGTGAAACTCAAGATAGTCTAAATTTTCCGAACTGCACACATGATCGAAATCGGAGTAGGTCATGGCTAGTGCTTTAGGAAGATCCTTTCTTTCCCTTTCTGCTCGATCCTGTTCATCTTTCCTTCGTTGATCTGCTAGCGCCGCCTCTACCTGCCTTTTAATGCGGTCGTCTTCAGTTTCCTCTTGTTCTTCAGGTTCTGCATATTCCCGTTTCGGAGGATTAACTATCGCTTCCATCGCTGCTTTCAGCGCAGCGACTTCTTCGGCCTTCTTGGCAAGCTCTCTTTCGGCGGCTTCCTTTTCTTTTCTTTCCTTTTCTCGAGCCTCGCGGAATTTCTTCCAGTTAATTTGTTCTTGCGATTCTTCTTGAGGCTTTTTTTCTTCTTTAATAGTATCAGTTACAAGTGCTTCCTGAGCTTTTGTTTCAACAACTTCATTTTCCATAATTTCCCCTTATGAATGAAAACATAAACATCGACGAAATAAAAAAAGAACAAGAGAGACTTAAAGAGGACATCGCACATTATCGACGTGTGATGCAAGTCTTAGGCTCAAATGTTCCTATCCAAACTATGTGCCTCCCCAAAGAGATCGAAGTCATCCTTATTAAATCAGGATATGAGAGAGTCTGCGACTTGTTTGGGTGCGATCTTACTAAAATCAAAGGACTCGGAGAAAAGAGAGTCGCTCTCCTTGCATCCCGCCTTGATGAGTTTTTCTCGATTTGCATTTAGATATTCGCTCTCGGATAGCATAGAGATGCCATGCTCTTTTCTAATCTGCTCGAAGAAATGCGTTGGCGTGGTATTGATAAAATCCCCTGATATCGGATCTCTTTGCCATCCGTGATAGAAATATTGTGTCCAGCGATACATATCCCTATATTTTCTTGCTACATATCCCATTTCGGAAAGGATGGGCATGGTAATGCCATCGGGCAATGTCCACAATCTCTTAAAGGAATCAGATTTTTTACGGTACAGAAAGATGCTTTGTGAAGGTCTGGGCTTCGGAAGATACAGAAAAGCGAAGAACTTGCGGCGCATTAAGTTAGGTAGCAAAGGATCCTTGGCCAGAATCATTCCAATGCAATATTCATCTTCTTGAAAGATCTGATTATGCGTATTGGCGCATTCAACTAAGTTGGAAAAAACGTCCGCCGTCAGAGCATGGCCGACTTCTAAAGCGTCATAAACGGAAGAGTCGCTAGCCGCTTTTGCAGCTAGCTCCCCCGCAGTTTTCACAGTGCCCATCAATGGTCTTCTTTATTGATCTTAACGTATGTCGTTTTTCTATCAGATGATTTTTTGGGTGCAAAATCCGATCCTTGCGTAGCTTCCATGTTCTTGGAAGGCTCGCAGGTATTATAATGCTGCTCCCAGTGCTCATGGAACCTAGGATTCGGCTTTTCTGCTGCTTTTTCCTTGGCCATAATGCCTCTTAGTATTTCATCTTGTTTTTACGTACATAAGATGCCAGCGCATCATTTGATCTTTTCAGATCAGCTGGGTTGCCAAATTCAGTAGCATACTTTTCACGGCATGTTTCTAAATCGCCTTCTTTTCTTTCGAAGTGCTCTTTTGGCATCGTCGCGCTTCTCATTCCGCCTTTACTTTCTTTTTTCATAAACCCTCCTTGGGATTTTCTTGATATACTATAATTTTTCTAATTTTTTCTAACCATTTTTCCATCGAAGTATATCCTTTCATACTATAGTGATTGTGATGAATTCAACAATTCTTCCTCTCTATTCGCCATTTTTATTGCTTCTGCCATATCGAAAGAGGCTCTGAAGTTGGCTAAATCTAAATCCTCAAGTTCAATAATCATTTTTACAAGTTCCATGTCTGCTTGCACGCGTTTGTGCTCTGCATCGGCTTGCATCTGGTCGATCTTAGCTGTTTTTTCCTGCGATGAAGCCAGCCGCTCTTTCTCCAATGCCAAATCAGATCTAGCTTTAGCGAATTTAGCCACGACATCAGCGTTATCTTTTTGCTGCTGTACTTGAGCTTGTTGCTGCTGCATCTGCTGTTGCTGTTGCGATTGCTCTTGCATGTCCGCGATGACTTGCGCTTTGTTGGTGATGAAAGCTGCTTGCAGAATGCTTTTATCGGCGATAGGCATCCCGAGTTCTTTGAAGTGAAGAAGCTGTTGCAGCTCCATTTGCCGCTGCGTTGTGCTGTAGTTGCCTTCTTCGACAGCAACGGAAAATTTAATCGAGTGATTAGTGAAGAAGCGCGGATCGGGAACTTTGCCGAGGATGTTAGCGATTTTTCCTTTGCTAAACATTTTTTGGATCGCCCGCAATCTAATCTTGCCATATAACCTCTGTGTGTAGTCCAACTTGTCGAAGATGCCTTGAAGGGTTGTTAGGCCGGCTCCCTGGCGCAACATTGAGAGGATTCCTGCCTTGTCATCGGTTGCAGATCCTAAAAGCTCCTCGTTAACACCGGAAATTCTTGTGATATCTTCAGAAAGTGACCTAGAAAGCTCTATCATCGATGGGGGAATACCTGGAGCCTCGATCCGTTGGATCTCGTTAGGAAGGTGTCCCTTTTTAAGCGGGATGAGAAAACCCTGTCCAGATTGGCGAAAAGCTTTAGGATCTGTCACTGCGTCTATCGGGTAAATCCATCCAGAATTTATTTGAGACTGGAGGATGTCCAGTTCTATGACTTTGCGCATGTTGTAGAGATATTGGGCATCTCGCAAGTTACGAACAATTCCCTATATGCGCCACGCATAAGACTGAATATCGGGTTCGTGGTAACATAGCGTTGGAGAGTATGGGTAATCGTCAATTTGCAGCAAGTTAGGTCCGTCATAGAGAACATGCGAGCCTAAGCAAATGCCCAGCTTTACGGTCGGCACCTGCTTCTTCTGAATCTTTAGCCAAGGTTGCGCCTGCATGACGCGATTGAGCATGTCGTCGCCATCTTCTTCGTTGTCTTCCCATTCCATCGCCTCGCCGGACTTCGGATCAATGATAATGGTCGCCTCGCGTGTGGTTCGGTAATGGAATTCATCGAAGTTAAAGAGGTTGTTTGTGTCAAGGTTGAGCAGTTCGGCTTGAAGTGGGAATCTTCCGTCTTTCATGCCGGAAGGAACCATCTTTTCGATTTCTTTTCGATGACCTGGAAGAAGGGCTTGAGCTTGTAGCTTGGTGACCCAGCGTCGCCTCCATATTGCGTTGCAATCCGTAAAGTCCATTTTTCGCCAATATGGGTCTATGATGAAATTGCACCAGGCGACTTGATCCGTAAAAAGATCCCCATTAACAGGATCGAGCGTATAGTCTGGGTAGAGATGCAATAGCGTCATGCCCGTATCGCAAGCTCCTTCAAATGACTGCGAGAGATACTCTTGAAAGCCGTCGCGTTCTTCAGACCATTTAAGAACGGCGTTGAATTCGTCTGAAAGGCTATCGTTTTGAAGAGTGGGTTGCGTGATGGTGCTTTTGCGATTGCGACGCTGATAGCCGCAGATCATATTGATTTGACGGCGAACTAGGTTGAAGAAGAACCGACGGGATTGATAGAACTGGTTGTCGCCGTAGATGATGGACCAGAGGCTTTGATCGCCTACTTTGAAACGCTTGTCAATCGCCCCTTGCTGCCAATAGACTCCGTTAGACGGATAGGCTGCTTGGTAGAAATGCGACATGATGTTTTTGAGATTCTTGGCGTTGACATCTGTCGGGTCGATGTAGCCTAGGCCGGAGTAGTTGCCGTTATCATATGAGCCCAAGAGAAACCTATAATTATAATTAAATGTTTATCAAATGCAGATATTTTTCTCTATAAATTTAAAATTTCATTACTCATAGGAAGTTTTAGGCGGTTATAGCTGATTTTGTGTAGAACTTACGATTTTTGTTGACAATCCCTATCCAAATATCTACAATCACGGCATTGCCGACAGCCGAGGGAAGGCGAGGATCGGCGCGACAAAGCACGTGAAAAATGTAAAGCTGCTTTACTTTGGCTAGAAATACCCACCGGTTCCACCACCCATAAAAGGACTAAGCGGGGCGTGGTCGGCATACATTTGGCGTTTGATTTGCTCGATAGTGATGTTGTCATCGAGTGATGATATCTCGCCCTGAGGAAAGGCAGATGCTATCCCATAGCGGAGCGCATCGCAAAGGTGATCGTTGACTTTGCTAGGCTTATCTTCTCCCTTATCTGCTGCTTTCTGATCCCATGAATAGCTTTGAATCTGCTCGATGAGCGTTGAGCAGCTCTTGTGTATGACCAAGTTCTTTTGCTGCATGAATTTTGAGGTGTGCTTGACGCCTAAGAGGACGTCGTTGACAGCATCCACGACAGGTAAATCTAAATGCCTCAAGGCGAGCTTAAACGAAGCGGCTGCTGGGTCGATATAGATAGCTGCAAGCTGCTTGTATTTGAGCCAGTCTTTCACGTCATCGGCAAGCTCTGCATCGGTCTTTGATCGCCCCACCTTGACAGAATCGTAGTAGAATTCTTCTTCAACCCTGATCTGTGGCCATTGACGGGGATTGATAGCTAGAAGAACGCCGGCTGTTGCGTTTGTCGTGCCGTAGTCCATGCCTACAACGTATGTTGGGGCTGCTGGGAATGGCGTATCATAGAGATTGAGATGATCGAAGCTATCATATACCAGACCATGAGCTGCGGCCCATTCGCCTAGGATATAGCGTTTGTACCACATGCCCGAATAGCTCTTTTTGATAGACTCTTTGTATGCAGGATCTAGGCTTGGATTGTCGTCGAGGGTAAAGTTGAAGGATATAAGATCCAAGTCTCCTGCTCTGTCAATGAACTCCTTTTTAAGCCAGTGTGCAGGACCTTCCGGGTTGCATGTTGCAAGGAGTTGGGCTCCTGGTACGCGTAGGCGGGATTCCAGCATTCGCCAGAATGGATACGGGATACATGCTGCCTCGTCCACGTAAGCTAACGCCAGAGTCGAGCCTTGGATAACACGCATAGCAGACTCGTCAGGAGCGCCCACAAAATAGACATTGTGTCCATAAAGTTTTGCCTCGTTAGTCTTAGTGGTTGGGGGTGGAAATCCTAGGATTTGATAGAGATCATTGAGGACGTTGCGTTGGATTGTCGGGCGAGAAACGCCGATGACCATCACGTCGCCCTTAGGCCCGTTCTTTAAGCGCTCTATGAACTTGTGATTGCATGAGAAAGTTTTTCCAGCACTTACCGAACCGCACCAGATATTATATCTGTGGGTCGCTTGAGCATAACTCAGAATTTGCTTTTCGCTCCAATTCATCGAGTCTCTTTTTTAGGGCGATGTTATCTGCTTCGAGCTGAATATTTCTATCTCTTTGTGTGATAAGTGCATCGTTAGGGGATTGATCGTGAAGGGCTCTTTGCTCCGCTTCTTTCTTGATCTTGTAGTCTATCTGTCGGTATTGCTTATGCTCCTCGTGAGAGTCTAAATCTTTGCAATACATGGTAATTACACGATTTCCGTAAGACTCTTTGATTTGGTTTTTCGTTAATAACCGAGTACTAAGCCAAGAGGTAGCTTTCTCGTAATACGGTAAAAATCGCTTGCATCGGGAGAGGGCCTGCCATTCTTCGCGCAGGATGCTTTTTTCGTTAGAGTAGAACAGAGAAAGAAACACCACCGGCTCATTTTTTTGATCTTTTTCTTCCATCCAAGCAAGAAGGTCTTTGCCTAGCTGGTCTATTTCGTCGTCGGTAAATAGTTCGGTTGGTCTGCCATAGCCAACAGAAGCTCTATTACCGATTGCGAATTGTCCGTTGTCTTCAAAATCGGAGGATGAAGCCATTACCAAACCATGCTTGCTTTTATGGTAGTTTCCGGTTCGACAAGATCGACCTTGAGCTCTTTTTGTGCTTGTTCGACCAGAGCGCGGAGAGTTGAGTCAGTGCGTGATAGAGTGATTGAGTCATAGACAAGCTCCTTATGCGTAAAGGATTTGGAATCATCTTTGATACGGATAGTAACTTCAATCATTGCTACCTCTTAAAATTTATTTAATAACAGATTAAGTATTATTTTTAAAGAGGCTAAAGAAAAAACAAGAAAACAATAGTCATGATGCCTGCGAAGGCGAAGATGATACCTACGACTTCAAGGGCATTTTCAATTGTCTCTCTTTTCATTTTTTTCTTAGCTTGGAAAGGGTTTCAGCCAGGCGCGCTTTCTTAGCAAGTTTGGGATTCTTTGAATGCTCTGCTTTCTTGATCTTGGAAACGGGGATTTTTTCATTTTGGGGCACATCAAGAGAGCGATGAAGCGAGCCTTTGTGCTTGATAGCTCCTGCGATCCAATTCTTAGCCATGTTTTTTCTTCTTGGCCATCATTTTGGCCTTATCGCAGGATTTATCGCGCTTGATGTCCATCTTAACAAGCTTGTCCATCTTAGCATCTATCTTGTGCTTTGCAGATTTAATTGCCTTATCCATTATTTGCCCCGCGCAGCTTTTTTGTGATGCGCTTTCTTGGACTTCATGAGCTCTTTTTCTTCGTGCATATGATGAGCAAGCTTTTTCGCTCCCATGTGCTCATATTCTTTCATGTGTTCGGCGGACATTTTCTTGCTGTGAGCTTTTTTCTTGTGAGCCATAAGACCTCTAGTTGAGTTAGAGATAAATGTAGCAACTTAAAATTTTATATGTCACTAAATTTGTTGAGAAAAAGAAATAATTTTTATAGGAGGCTGTCTTGTTCTTTTTTGACGGACTGATACCGTTCCCAAGCTTTATCTGCTGCTTCTTGTGGACTTTTAGCATGCACTCGACTAAACTTGCGGCTTCTTTCCCCGTTTGACATCAATACCAGATAGTCATCTTCTTCATGCACGCTTTTGAAAACAATCACGGTCCAGTCTGAAAAGTAAAAGGGCTTCATGGCTTTAAGTCTGATAATGGTTCTTATGTTTTAAATATAACTAACATACTTGGAAAAGGAGCATTATCTTTAGAATTTCTAAATTTCAATCTTCCCTTAATAAAACGGATGGGGAATTTATCATAAATAAATTCGTGAAACCATCTCACATCCGTTTTGGCAGGAAGTAAAGCAATACAGATATTTCCCTTGTGTGCATGTTCAGAGGCTTTTTTTACCCAAGGAGTAATATCCGAATAAGGCGGATTCATCCAACAACGATAATTTCCCCAATCATTTGTTAACCCGTCAGCCTCTTTGTCAAAATATTTATTTAACTTGCAATTGGATTTTGTTGCGCACACATCTAATTCCAAAGAGAATTCACTTTGAATAGATTCAAATAATGAAATTGGAGTTTCCCATTCATCAGATGGACTTATTTTTTTATAGTAACTCATTCACTCACATTCCGGCGGTTCAGGAAGCGGCATCCAGTGGGTTATTGCCCTAAGTTCTTCTCTACAATCAGCTAAAAAGTGCTCTCTATCTTCGCAAAGCCATCTGTTTCCAACTTGAACGTGTTTTCCATCGGTCACTAATACCTTGTCGGAACAAGATATATTAGGAGTGCTATACTTAATTTCAGGAAGCCTATCTTTAACGCTGATCCATTCCATCTCATAACCCCATCAAGATTTTGAACGATTTAATTCTTATTTCTTTTCCTTGTTATGCAAGATTCATTTTTTTTTAATCCTGGATTATCAAAAGAACAACCCTCTAATCTCAAATTTGCATCTGTATCAACATCATGAATTTCAATTGTTGATTCTCGAAAATGACAATTTTCTAAGTGTATGCTTTTGGTTTTTACTCCATCGATATAGATAGTCATTCGCGGAAAATTTTCCTGAATTGCTTCTGCGATTAATTTTTTGATCCATGCGCGCATAGGATTTTTCACTTTTTCTTCTTTTTAACTTTCCGAGCGGTGCTTAAAGCCGCGGCTACTGCTTGCTTCTGCGGATGCCCCGCTTGCACCATCTCCCGTATATTTTCTGATACGACTTTCTTGCTCGATCCTTTTTTCAAGGGCATATATCCTCTTTGTTATCTTTTAGTAGATTTGACCTTGTGATAATAA